AAGATACAATAGTCAGGTTGAACTGTTACTTGGATATTTACTGGGGTTCCTTCATCATCCCAGTTATAATCTCCAAAGTTAACTTCAGTAATAAGAGCTCCTTTAACAATCCATTCAGAAACGATATCACCTACAGGACCTAAAACTTGGAATGTAAGATCCTTTTTGTAGAAATCTGAATATCCATCACGGCCTGTTACTGATTCGTGTCCTAAACGTACCCATTCCATTACTGCTTGAGCACCTGAAGGGGTAATTGATTCGTAAAGGGTCATCATAATGGGATTCCATTTTGTTTTTCCTTTAACAAATCGTTGAATGTTAATGTGGTTAAGAGCTACAGCTGTTTGAGATAATGTAACAGCAGCCATTCCTTTAATTAAATATGAAGGAATACCATCCATAGTTAATATAAAACGGTTTGACTGTTTTGGTTCAAACGCTGTAAAAAATATTTGTGAATAATCTAAAATTGCCATTTTGTGTTATTTAATTCTTTTATTATAAATATTCAATTTTTAAACTTTTTACCCTGGGAATTGAGCTCCTGTTGGTAATAAGATGAAATCCAAAGAAATGAACTCAGCTGTGCGAGTAGGTTGTACATAAATTTGTCCTACTAATTGATTTTGATCAATTACTGCTGGTCCATTATTTGAATCATCCATGATTACTTTAAAAGCATATAATCCTTGTTTTTGTTGGATTCCTTCTAAATATGGGTTAACTCTATTTAAAAATGAAGTTCTTGTTGCAAGTGTATTTTGTTCAAATACAACTGTATCAGCAATTTGACGGATATAATTTTTCAATTCAATCATCAAACGGCGTACATTTACACGATCAAGAGCAGAATCAGCTTTTTGTAATGTTTTTTGTCCGTATACTACAACACCTTGTTTTGGTAACGTTGCAATTGGGTTAACGTTATTAGAATATAAAGAATCTCTATTAGCTTGGGTTAATTTTAGTTCTGCTTGTAATACTGTACTTAAACCACCGCGATTAATACCTGCTGGAGCAAACCATGGAGCTGATACTTTATCATTAAATGCATATACACCAGGTATTACAGTTGAAGCGGGTACCCAAACATGTTTTCCTGTTGCTGGGTCGATAATGCGAACCCAAGGCCAATATGAAGCAGCATATGAAGTATCACGAGTTTGAGCTTGTGTAATAGCTTGAGAAACTGTACTTCCATATGTTACTAGATCTGCTACAAACATATTATCACCTCTGTTTTGAGTATTTAATATAATGTTTGTAATTTGAGATGTATGAGTATCGTTTAATAATCCAGGGGTAAATAAAAGGTTAAATTGATATGCTTCTCGATTACCAAATAAAGCAATCATATTATTATAGTCATATCCCATTACTCCTTGAGTATTAGTGGATATTTTATCGTATAAGTTAACAATGGGGCTTACTGTTCCTGTAGCACCTCCAAAAGCACCATCTAAAGAACCACTTCCATTTACTGGGATTGAAGCGGTATATGCAGAAACTGCAATTCCATTTGCATCAAAGTAATTTGGGGTAGTGTAATTTACAGCTTTTACACGAACATATCTTGAATTATTTGGGTAACTTCCAGATACAGCCATTTGAATATTAAACGAATCGTAGCTTAATTTTTGATCACCAATTACTTGAGCAATAAAACGAGATGAATTAGGATCTAAATTTACATTATTCCAAGATTCTAAAACAATTTTATTATTTTCAGTATCATCACCACGTCTAATCAATACATTAAATGTACCTGATCCAGTATTTGAATTAGTAATTTCCCATCTTACATTTTCTTTAGTTCCTAAAAGTAATGAACCTGAAGCTCCTGAACCTGAATTATTCATAATGGTTCCTTCTGAAAGGGTTTCAAGTACAAATGAAGCAGAAGTAACATAATTTGGAATTAATGAACTAGTAGCAGAAGTATAAGAACCTGTTGCTACACGGGCTACTAAAAGTGAACTACCACCATAATTAAAATAATTGTAGGCAGCAATTGAAGTTAAATATGAATAAGCGTTACCACCACTAATAAAAGAATCTCCAAATAGCATTTGAAAATCCGAATAAGAAGTTACTAAAGTTGGTTTTTCAACTGGACCTTTTACTGTAGGGCCTATAATAGCCGCACCTGCTTGAACTGGTTGTCCTGTTAAGAACGTGTTATCTATTTCGCTAATTGCTACTCCAGGAGAAACTGTGAAATTTGCCATTTTATCTTTTTATTATAAATATCAATTTTTTTTCTAAAATATATTACTGTTGAGGGAAGGTTGCACCTGTAGGTAATATATTAAAGTTTAACACAATAAATTCAGCTGATTTAGTAGGTTGAAGATAAATTTGTCCTACCATTTGATTGTTGTCTACTACTGATGGTGGATTATTTGTTTCATCTATTATTACTTGAAAAGATGTTAATCCTTGTTGTTGTTGAACTACTGAAAGATATGGGTTAATAGATGCTAGTAATTGGTCTCTAGTAGTTTGATTGTTTTGTTCAAATACAAAAGAATCAGCAATTTGAGAAATATATGATTTTAATTCAATTAATAAACGTCTTACATTTACTCGATCTAAAGCACTTTTTTTCTTTTGTAATGTTTTTTGTCCAAATACTACAATTGCAGGAGTAACATTTGATGAGAATGTAGCAATAGGATTTACATTGTTTTGGTAAAGTAAATCTCTATTTGATTGTGTTAAAACTTTTTCAGTTGTAATCACAGTAGACAACACACCTCTATTTACACCAGCAGGAGCAAACCATGGATAAGCTATATTATCATTTTGAGCATATACTCTAGGCATCATTGTAGATGGTGGACACCAAACTTGACTAGCATAAGAAGGATCAATAGTTTTTAACCAAGGCCAATAAGTTGCAGTATATGAATTATCAAAAGCACTAGCTGCAGTAGTTACAGGAATTAAATTAGAATTAAATCCTACAACATCAATTACTGCCATAGTATCTGCTCTATCTTGAACCATTGTAATCAATTGTTGAACAACTGAAAAATGATAGGATGAATTACCTATTAATCCCGGGGCTGTAATAAAATTATAACGATAAGCGTCTCTATTAGCTAATAAAGCAATAGATTCTGTATAATCATTAGCTGTTAATCCTTGAATATTAGTTGCTGAGATAGTTTCATAGTATGCTCCTGCAACACCTGAGGGGATATTACTCCCTTTTCCATCTCCAAATGATCCACTGCTAATGATAGGTAAAGAACCAGTAAATTGGTTTTTAGGAATACCATTATTATCAAAATAATTTGGAGTAGTTTGGTTTACTTGTTTAACACGAACATAAGCTGATTGATTGACATAGCTTCCTGAAAGTTGAACATAATACTCTCCTGTAGATGGGTCATTGGTTACAACTTCAATTTGATTTCCAATTCTTTTTTCTATATAGTTAGGAGAAAGAGGGTCTAACGTTAAATCATCAAAAGTTTCTAAAACAATTTTAGAAGTTTGAGTATCATTTCCTTGTCTTATATATAAAGAAAAGGTTCCATTATTTACATCAGGAACTCCTATTTCCCATCTAACGTTATTAGATGAGCCACTTAATAAAGTGTTATTAGACCCTGTAGGGCCTGTACTATTCATTATTTCTCCTTCAGCAAGAGTTTCTAATACAAATATATCTTGATTGTAAGGGGAACCAGCATTAAATGCTGAAGCTGAAATAAATGAAGATGTTGCTGGGGTCCAAGCAGTAGCGGTGCTGCCACTTACTACACGAGTTACTAATAATCCATCTCCACCTCCAGCAAAATAATTGTAAGAAGAAATCGAGGTAAAATACGTGTAAGTTTGACCACCACTAACAAAAGTATCACCATATTTATTTTTATAATCTGTCCAAGATGTAACTAAAGTAGGAATACCTACTTTACCTTTAACCGTTGGGCCTATAATAGCAGCTCCTACTTGAGTAGGGACTTGAGTGATAAAAGATTGATCGTTTTCTATTGCTAGTACACCAGGTGATATAATTGTTTCTGCCATTACAAAGAAATTATTTTGTTATAAATATGGTATATTTCAAATCAGATTACCCTAGTACAGTTATTTCACCGGTTTCTGGATTGATTGTGGCTTTACCATATTTATTGGCTATTGATTGGTTAAAATTTTCTTCTTCTTTAATTAGATTGTCTAAAAATGTTTTAGCAACATCATAACGTTTATTAAGTTGAAGTTTAACTAATTCAAT